GCAAAGGTGAAGTAACGCCTGCCCTTGAAGACGAATGTAATGGTAAAGACGAGGACTGCGACGGAAAAGTTGATCAAGACAAAGAGATGCAGGATACGGATATTTTACTAATTGTAGATTGGTCTGGATCGATGGGTGCTGAAATCGAAGCAGTGTTGATTGCCCTTAATGAATTCGCAAAGAACTATTCAGACGAAGAAGTTATTCAGTGGGGACTTATAGTTGGCCCCCGAACTCCTAATGATTGGGGGCAGCTAAACTATCTTGATCTTGTAAGCGATTTGTCTCCGTTCCAAGATTTTATGTATAATTTTTCATCTTTAGATGAACAAACTATGAACGGTCAGTTCGAAATGTTGTATGATGCATTGTATCTGTCTTTATTAGATCTTTCATCCTCGGAGCCCTGGGCTCTCGACGACCTTACTTGGACAACAATGGTGGGAAATGCAGTTAAAGAATCAAAACCTCCTCTCAAGGATTTTAAGATTTCGTGGCGACCTAACGCAAAACGAGTCATTATTGTATTCTCTGATGAGCACGGTCAAAGTTATATGATCCCTAAATCAGTTGCACAGGGCGGAAGCTGGAATGCTAATGAAGATGGAGTAACACAAGATATATTGCTGAACATGATTAAGACCACACCAGATACTGCTATCTACACTTTTAGCACTGAATTGAGCAAGAATTCAACGATGCCTTACGGGGGCACAGGGTGGGAGCCTTTGGCTACTGCTTCAGGCGGCAAGTGGTTTAAACTGCAACACAGTCCTGCGGAGATGTACAGTAATCTTATGGAAATCATTGACGCCGAAGTTTGTGGCGAATAGAGGATCAAATGGACACTATCATTGGACTCGGTGGAGCCGGGTGTAATTTGGCAGAAAAGTTTTCAGAATATCCGCAATATAAGGTTTTAAAAATAGATTCTGAGAGCAGACCATTTGATTGGCTAGCGAAAGGTTTCAAGCTTATCCCCAAGCAAGAAACCCCAGAAGATTATGAAAAAAACTGTCCCTCGATAGATGATTTTGTTAAAGAGGCAGGAGACGAAGTTCTTTTTATTATAGCTGGGGGCGGTAAAATTAGCGGCGCATTGTTAAGAATTTTAGAACAATTTCGACATAAAAAGTTAAGTGTTCTTTATATACAGCCCGATACGGACTTGTTGCCAAGATCGGCAAAAATGCAAGAGAGGCTTGCTTTTGGGGTGATTCAAGAGTACGCCCGTTCAGCCGTATTTGAACGCGCCTATCTTGTAAAAAACTCTACAATAGAAGATATTCTAGGAGATATTCCTATTTCTAACTATTACGATACAATTAATAGTTTTATTGCCTCCGCTATCCACATGATTAACGTTTTTAAGCATACCGATCCTATTTCTTCTAATTTTGAAAGAGAGAATCCAGTATCTAGAATCACAACCTTCGGAATGGTTAATCTCGAAGACGGCTCAGAAAATTTATTTTTTCCTTTGCAATACCCGCGAGAAAAAGTATATTATTATGCAATAAATAAAAACAGACTCAACACAGACAAGGGATTGCATAGGAAGATTATGCAGCAAATAAAATCTAAAATAAATAGTAAAGATATTGAAGTGACTTATGGCATTTATTCCACCGATTACGACAATGATTACGTTTATTCCATCGCTAATGCAAGTTTTGTACAAAGTTGAGATTTTTTTGTTGACTTTGACTTACTGAGGGATATAATATGATCGTTCATGACCGTCAGAGTTACGAAGAGTATCGTAACGCGGTTTTGTATTTTATTGAGAAGTTTAGAAGATTTGCTGAACTTACTTTAGCTAAATTCAAAAGGAGAATATAATGGCTATTAATATGGATAAAATGAAGCAGAAGCTGGAAAGCTTGCAAGGAAATGGAAACAAAAAGAGCGCCTTTTGGCGTCCACAGGACGGAGAACAGGTTATTCGAATTGTTCCGACTGAAGACGGTGACCCATTTAAAGAATATTGGTTTCACTACAACTTGGGCAATAATCCGGGCTTTCTAAGCCCAAAGAAAAACTTTGGCGAAGAATGTCCTTTAGATAACTATGTGCGTGATTTGTATCGCCAGGGCGATGAAGAAAGTATTAAGATGGCGAAAAGCCTTTCCGCCCGCCAACGCTTCTTTTCTCCCGTAGTTGTTCGCGGTGAAGAAGACCAAGGCGTCCGAATCTGGGGCTTTGGAAAAATGGCATATCAGGAGCTTTTAAACCTAGTTCTTAATCCAGATTATGGTGACATTACAGACACCAACGAAGGAACTGATCTTGTCATCAAGTATGGAAAGCCGCCTGGAGCCCAGTTTCCACAGACTTCAATTACTCCCCGTCGAAAGACTTCAAAGTTGTCTGAGAATGAGGAAGAGGTTACAGGGTATTTGACTTCAATCCCAGATTTTGATACGGTATTTGAGCGAAAATCACCCTCTGAAGTGCAGGGGATGCTGGATGAGTTTATTGCTAGCCAGCTAAACGATGATGAGGTAGAAGAAGTCTCTACTGAATCACAAAAATACGGTGGAGATTCCATCGATAGTAAATTTGACGAACTTCTGCAAGAATAATGGTCTGTCCGCAGGGAGGCACGGGGTTACAGGTGTCTCATTTACACAAAACAAGGAAAATAAATGAGTTTGATTAAAAATGGACATGACGTGAAGGTCCACTACAAAGGCACGTTAAATGACGGAACAGAATTTGATAACTCTAAAAAAAGGGGCAATCCTCTTTCTGTTAAAGTAGGATCAGGACAGCTAATACCAGGATTTGACAAGGCTCTTCATGGAATGGGTCTTGGCGAGGTAAAGACTTTTACAATTCCTTCGGCAGAGGCTTATGGCGACATTAAAGAAGAGGCAATTCAGGAGTATCCAAAAAATGTTTTTCCTTCAGATTTTAAATTTGAGGTTGGAGCAACAGTTCAAGGAGTATCTCCAACAGGTCAAGTAATGTTGGCCAGGGTCATTTCACTTGCCGAGGAGAGCGTGGTGTTAGACCACAATCATCCACTGGCAGGAGAGGACTTGACATTTGAGGTAGAAATTATAGAATATAACGAAGACGAATAAAAATCCCCCTACCAAGACATGGGGGGCTAAGGGTTTGTCTTGTTTTTTAAGCTGTGTTTCGAGAGCCCTTGGCTCAAAAGAGACACTTTACAGGGCGTTTCGCCCAAAGGAATTATATTATGGCTTTTAAAAAAAACAATGCTCGGGTTAAACCTGGCTTTAACAAACAAGGCAAGATAGATCTTGCTGATTATGATGGAATGCAACCAAAAAAATTCAAGGACGCTAAGTTTCAGCGCTATTCTTTTGTTGATCTCGAAACTATTGACACTGAAAGTCCTAATTTTTGGAATGTTGGCATTCGCTCTTCTGACGCCGTTTCAGATGAAGAGAGGATTGAATCTTTTCAAGTATCTTACGACAATGAAGGCTGGCTAACTACTGGTCACTTTCCTCCTTGCGTCGATACCAATGGTAAGTTTCTTGGCGGTCGCGGAAGACTCCGTGCCGCTAAAAGGAATGGCGAGCGATGGGTGCCAGTAGCAGTATATAGCAGGAGTGACACTTCTCTTCTAAACGATATTACAAATGGATTGATAGAGAATTTTTGGGATCGACCTCCATCATATAACTCTAAATTTGAAGATTTTGTAGAGGCAGGTTTTGAGTTGATTATGAACGACGAGCTAGACAATACCGCCGAAGCTGTTGATACCTGGCTCTATCAAGATCTGGAAATTACAAAACTTTTTAATAATAATGGTGGAAGGATAACAAAGCTAAGAGATAAGATTCGCACCAAAGTTAAATCTCAAAGCTCTTTGATTTTCAATCCGACTGAAAAGGGTCATTGGCAGCGGTGGATCGAAAGAAATTTGGGTCTGGATAGCGATAAGTATGTTTTAATGAATACGAAAGATACGACAAGAACCCAGAGATTTTGGATGAATCACCTCATGCCTGCTGTTTGTGAGGAGCGCGATCCTGTTAGTATTATTTTTTATACGTCAGAGAACGATCCAGAGGATGCAAGGTCTAACTTGCTGGGAAGAATAAAAGAGTTGGAAGAGTTTTATCAAATGACTTTTAAGTTTATAAACTCTCAACTTCCTCAATCAATTTCCATCAATATGCCTGCCAAGCGACCATGGAATGTGCTAGGGGCTGTTCCTCAGTTTACTCAAGGTCATGACATTACTAGTACCAAGCTGGTAAAAGTTGAGGAGTACTAAGAATGAAATCTCCATTGCGTTATCCAGGCGGAAAAACCCGTGCTGTTAAAACAATAATGGAATTCATTCCCGAGGATTGTGGGGAGCTTTGCTCCCCCTTTCTGGGGGGCGGTTCAATTGAATTAAAGTGTGCCGAAGAAGGAATGACTGTCCACGGTTATGATCTATTCCAGCCATTGGTTTGGTTTTGGGAGGCTTTGCTTTCCAAT